GCCAGGCCGTTCTGCAGCGCCTTGACGCTCAGGCGGGCTTTATTGACCAGGGCCATCGCCGCCTTGTACCGCGCAATCGCGGAATCCAGCAGGCTTTCATTCTCGGCCTCCAGCTGACGCGCCGTGTTCGGCACGCCGGCCGGGTAGCCCTTTTCACCCCCTTCGACAAACATCAACTCAAAGCGAGTGACGCCGCCTTCATTCCAGGCATGGCCCGCCGAACAATCCGTGGCGGTGCCATACATCTGCCCGTACCACGGATGAATCAGCGTTCCTGGGCCGGGCTGATTGAGCGCCCGCAGTAAGTTGTCCCGCTGAAAAAAACAATCCTCCCCCACCACAAACGCCGTGAACTTGATTACCCGGGTTTGTTCGCCCAGGTCTTCAACCTCAGGGCGGTTGCGCTGGGGGAATTCATGCACCTGTGTCCGGCGGCCTACGGGGGTGCTTTCCGATTCAACGTGAAACGGCACCCCGCGAAACGACGCCGGTTGTAACTGCTCGCGCCAAGTAGCCATTGCTTACCTCGAAAGGGTACGGGTGCCCAATTGCGAATCGACCTTGAGGCCTGGCTGATTGGTTGAACCTTCCACTCGCGTACCTGGCGGCGCGCCTTCCATCTTGATCAGCAGCGAACCTTCCAAATTGTTGCGCTGGTTGGCTGCAGCCTGCTGATTGATCGACGGCGCCCCTGGGGCACGTAGCAGGGATTTCGCATCCAGCCCCCCCATGGACGCGTTGCGCGCCGCCTGGGTGTTGATTGCCTGATCCACTGCGTTCGCCTGGACAAAGGCCCCGGTACCGCCGCCGGCCCCCGCGTTTCTCTCACGCTGTTCTTCCGCCCAGGTCTTGGCCTTATCGGTCGCGGTCTTGATGATCCCGGGCCCACCTTCACCACCGCCCATGAACTTCAGAATCGGCTCAATGATCGGCTTGATGGTTTCCCACAGGCCCTGAAACCACGCAGTGATTGGCGCCCAGTGCTTGACAATCAGACCCAGCGGGGAGAAGTCAAAAGCCGTCTTCATGAAGTCAAAGAACGGCACAGACAGCGCCTGGACCAGCTCCCACGTCGCCGCGAAGAACTCCGTCAGCGGCCCCCAGTTTTCGATCACCTGGGCAAGCGGCGTGTAGGTAAAGGCATTTTTCAGCCAGGCCCACAGCGCCATTGCCGGGCCCTGGATTTTTTCCCAAACCGCCTGGAAAAACGGCGCCACTGACGACCAGTTGGCAATCAACATACCGGCGGCCATCGCCAGGCCACGCACCACAATCCCGACAATGCTTTTTTTCGTCACGTTGTCGAACATGGTCATGGCAAAGGTCGCCGTGATCACAGCCAGGCGCAGCACGGCAAAGCCTGCGGCAGCTCCTACAATCGCCTTGATCAACGCCGGGTTGGCCGAAACTACCGCAGAGATTTGCGAGACGATTGGCCCGACCGCCTCAAGGAAGTCATTCAGCGGCGGCAGCAATGCGGTACCGACAGAGATACCCAAGTCGGTGACGCGGTTTTGCATCAGCTGCAGGGCGTTCGCAGTGGTGGCCGCCCTGGATGCATATTCCCGCTGCATCGAGCCGCCATACTTCTGCTCGTTGTTCACAAGCGCGAAGTTCTTTTGCAGCGTGTCCAAGTTCGTCAACAGCGGCGCAATAGCCCCCACCGACTCCTTGCCGAACAACTGCGTCAGGACGGCCGCCTGCTTGCTTTTCTCGACCTTTCCAATCGACTTAAGCACCTTGTTAATGGTGCCTTCGGAGTCCACCGACATCCCTTTGGCGATAGCCGCGGAGTCCAGGCGTAGCGCCTTAAACGCATCCTTTTGCGACTTGGTAGCCGCAGTGCCGGCGGTCAGCGTAAGCGCGAAGTTTTTCATGCCCGTCGCAGCGACGTCTTCGGCGATACCCACCCCAGCCAGAGACGACGCCATGGCGGCAATCTGGCCGGCATTGAGGCCGGCAATTTCGCCCAGCGGGCCGATGGCCGTCACGATCTTGGAGATTTGCCCAACACTGGCGGCGCCGGTATTGCCTAACTCGTTGATCTTGTCGGCCAGCCCCACAACATCTGTCTGGCTCAACTTAAACGCGGTGCGCCACTTCGCCATCATCGAGCCGGATTCTTCGGCCGTGGTGTCGAAGGCAATGCCCATCTTTACCGCGTCCTGGACGAACGCATTCAGTTCTTCCCGGGCAATGCCAGATTGACCACCTGCCGCAACGATGGCCGCAATCCCTTCGGCCGACATTGGCAGCTCTTTGGACAGGTTCCGAACGTCCTGGCTCATGTCCTTAAACTGCTGCGGCGTATCGAAGTTAACCACCTTCTTAACGTCCGCCATGGCGCTTTCAAAGCCAATCGCGGCCTTGACCCCCATCACGAACGGCGCTGCGATAGCGCCGCCCTGCAGGGCTTCCATAAACGTGATCTTGCCGAGGCCGGTGCTATTCAACTGCTTGCGCAGTCCCATGGCGTTTTTACGAATGGTGCCAAGCATCGGCGACAGCTTGTCGACGCCGGTAATCAGCGCCTTTAGCTGAAACTTATCGGCCATTAATCCACCTGCTGCTGTTCTTTCAAGATCCGGTGCGCTTGCTCAAAACTTTCAAGCAGCACATCCATCGGCCGGCCCATCATGTTGTCGGGGTCGACCTTCCAGAAATACGCCAGGTCATAGACCAGGCTGATTAGGCGGTCTGCGGAGTCGACGCCGGAGTCATGAAAAAACCGATCAGAATCCACGCCAGCGAATTCAGGTCGGCCAGGTCCAGCTGCTCAACCGAGCTTTGAGGGATCGCGGCACAAACTGCGATGTATTTGCACACCACATCAGGCTCCACCACGGGCATGCTGTTCTCGCTCAGGGTGTACGGCAGCGCCTTGATGGTCCGTACTTCCTTGGTGGTTGGACGGCGGATTTCCAGCTCTGCCAGCTGATCACCGTGCGCGGTGATAGGTACTTTCAGCTTGTGTACTGTCGTGGTCATTACTGCCAATCTCCGTTGATGCCTTCGAATTTAAGGGTGAGTTTCCCGTCGTCGCCATTGACCGTGGCGTCATCCACTAGGTACGCGCCGCTCAACACGTACACGCCGCCATCCTTGAATTCGGCGGTAACGGTCATGTTGGTGTTGGTGGTGATCTTCGCCAGGTCCAGGCCCGGCGTTTTCACCGCGTCGACTTTTACGAAAGGGGTTACGTCCTCTTCCTTGAAGTAACCCGGGCGGATAGTTTCGCGCTTGACCTTGGAGACGGGCGCTTCTACGCCACCCGTGACCACCAGCTGGCTACCGTCGACCTTGATGTAACAGGTTCCTGCGACTGCTTGGCCCATACGGCCTCCCATGAAAAAGCCCGCACGTGGCGGGCTGGGTGTTCAGATTTCGGCTTACGCCGCTTCGGGGTACTGCGAGCGGAATTGATACAGCAGCGCAAACACGCGCAGCTGATTCACCAGATCCGGCGGGAACAGGATGTTCAAACGGCTCGGGTTGTTCGGGTCTCGCTCTACGATCAGATTGGCCTTGAACATTTCGGCGTTCTCCACCAGACCGGCACGTTCCAGTTCGCCATAAGCCGCGATCAGCTCGCCACGGATCACGCTCGGCGTGACGATGGCCTGGCCTGGGCCAAAGTTCGTGCCGTCATTGGCAAGCTTATGCCGGCCGTACTTGCTGGTAATGCGCGTGCGCAGAAAGCGGATCACATGCGCCGACTGGTGCAGCGGCTCGCTATCCAGATACGAGTCATCAACCTGGCCGTAAGCGTTACGCTGGTAAGTCGTAATGGCGCGTTGAATTCGCACAGAACCGCCCGTGGAACTGAATGTGGCAATCCCGTTGGTCAACAGGGATTGCGACTCGTCAATCAGAAAGCGATCACTCGCTGACGCCGACTGGATTGCGCCCAGCTCCCCGCTTTGCGTAGGCCGTGCAGGGTCTGCACTGATAAACACGGCCGTACGGGCCATGAACTGCGCCGCAACCTCCCACACCGGCTGAGGCAGGCTTTTCTCAAAGCCGCCGATGCTGATATGCGGATCGTTGCGCACGCGCCCTGCGGCCACCAGCTGGCCCAGCGTGCCGCGCTTTGCGGTGTACACGTGCCCATAGAGTTGCTTGGACCACGACCAGCGGCCGGAACTCTCATCCATGGTCGCCTTCCACGCATCCAGCGTGGCGGGGTCCGTCCAGGGCTGTGCAATGAACTCGAAAGGCTCATCACCCAGGGCGGCAAGGGCAACCGACATTTCCGGCGTTCCTGCGCCGCCGGCCATAGCGGTGGCCGTCACCGTCAGCCCGGACGGGGTGAACTCGCCATTTGCACGGCCCAGGCGGTTCATCAAGACAACCAGGTCATTGCCAAGCTCACCCTTGAACTTGCAGGTCAGCGTAACCACCGCCTCGGCTGCAGCAGCCGTCACGGGCAAATCAATGTCGTCGTTGATCGCCTTGGCGAGCGCCGCCGCAACGGACGCCGCGCTGGCCTGGGCGGTGACAATCGAGCGCACCCGCTTACCGCCCACGTACAGATAGAGCAAGCCGGATTCCGTCGCGACGCCCGTTACGGTAACGGTGGCTTTCGCGGCGGTGCCCGTTTCGACTTTCAGCGGCAGGCACCAAACCTCGCCCATCACGTCGATAGCGCGCAGTCGCTTATGCATCGCGGCCAGCATCGAGCCTTGCCCGCCAATCAGCGTGGCCTGGGTGGTACGCGACACCAGCACCAGGCGGCCGATGTCTTCGCTATCTGCATCATCGTTCACCTGGGCGATGATCAGCCGGCGCAGGCTTTCCTGGGCGGTGTTGGCTTGGGAGTTATCGACCTCGGCATAAAACAGAGGCACCCGGATATCGCCGGGGATTTGATTAAAGCTTACGCCGCTCATGCCTCAGCACTCCCGTTGTCCGCTGGTTTGGTTGCCTTTGTGGTCGCTTTAGGAGCCGTTTCGGGCTCGGCCTTCACCACATCGCCGTCATTGATACGGCGCTGCCAATAAGCGTTCAGGGGCACGCTATCGCCCTTTTCAGGCAGCAGGGAGCCACCCTTGGCCGGGTCGGGGCTATCCCGGCCGGGCATTGGTTTCACATAGATTTGCGTCACGATTTCAGATCCTCGCGGGCTTAAACATCGATCCGGCCAGTTGGGCCGGGTGGAGAAGGTTTTCTGTCATCCCTGACGATGTTCACACCATCAAACGGATGCAAAGCATCGTGCTCGACCTCTTGCCAGGTTTCCGGCGGGCCAAGTGGCTGGCCGGGCCTCACCTCATCGCGGCCTATCACGAACTCGGTGAAGAAGCGGAAGCGGTAGACGGCCTTTGATCGATCAATCAGCAGCAATTCGCTGTCGTCGTACTGCAGCGGCGCACCGTCGCCACCAGGCTTGAATCCCACCAGGGCGCGCCAAAGCTCGGCGCGCAGGTCGTGAATCAGGTCAGCAGCGCCTTGACCGCGCTCGTCCTCACACCACACCTCCACGTTCACGTCGATGGAGTCACGTACACGCTGACGAATCATGCCTTGCGTATCCGAAGGGTCAGCAGAGTCACCAATGCAGATCACATACGCGGCCGGCATGTCGGTTTTCACGCTCTTCGCAACCGGGTCCCAATCAAGGCCGCCGTACACGCGGCGCATGAAAGTCGGGCAGGTATTGCGCAAGTGTTTGATGATTGGGATCAGCTTCACCATTGAACTCCAGGCATAAAAAAGCCCCGGATTACGGGGCTATTTGAAGGGTTGCGGCTATCGAAGGCCGTCCGCAAAAGCGGCGCCCAGGATCTTCTGCACGTCTGATGCAGAATCCTGCAGAGCGTCGGCCATGTAGTTGTCACGCGGATCAATCCGCCAACCTCCAGCACGGCGGGCCGCCACCAGATCCGCCCGGCCACCGCGTGCGCGACGGCCACCGGACTGGCCCTTGACGCGGCCGCCTTGCTTGACCCCGTAGTGCAGGTAGGCCGGGTAAAACGCCTGCATGTCACCGGTCTTTTTCGGCGCCACCTTAACCATGAAACCAGACCGCGACACCCTGAACGTGACCGAATCCCGAAGGCGCCCCGTGCGCACATGCGGATAACCCGCATTACCCCTGGCAAGCGCCAGGTTCATCTGCGCTTTGCCCGTTACCAGGCGGCCGACCTTGCGCATCCCTGCACGTACTTTCTTCTTGTCGAAGGCTTCGCGGTCGAACTTCTCGAAACCCTCAATGTGCAAGTAGCCATCAACGCCGACAGAATTACTCATCGTAAATATCCCGCTTTGGCATGGACGACGCGCTGGCCGGGTTACCGGTGATTTCCTCGACTTCAAGCACCGTATCAATGCCCGATTCGTTCACGTCACCCACCCCCACCACCCGGAACAGGCGTTTGCCCAGGACAACCTCATGCCGGTCATCAATCCCCGGCAGGCGCTTGAAGGTCAGGCGGTGGGTGATCTTCTTGTTGACCTGAATACCGCTATGCACCAACAGCGTGCCAAGCGGTTCCAGCAGCGCCCAGCGCCGTCCGACGCTGATGTAACCCGACACCAAATCAGCGTCATTTTCGGGTTTGTCACTGCGCACCCGGATTTCAATGCGTTTATCCCGCTCGCCAGCGGCTGGGTGCTTCATAGCGATATCCAGTTGTAAGGGCCTACCAACGCCTCAAAGGCCAGCGGCAACGCGCGTGAACCCGTTGCCGTGGCTTCGGTGACGGCTTCGCGATTGCGGTACCAGTGAGCGACCAGCATTTTCATCGCCAGGGTTACGTCATCCGTTACGGGTAACGCGTTTCCCGGCGCCGTTGCCGGCAACAGGCTGCGCAGGTAGTCGTAATCGCCGGCAGCATCCGGCGGCGCATCGGCGGGCAGCTCGACCTGCACCAGCTTGCGGCCGGTGCGAGTCTCAACCAGGCGCCGCGCTGCACGGCCGTATCCCTGCAGCAGCTCGTCTTCCTCGGTGTCGTCCAGCTCAAGCCGGCAATGCTGCTTAAGTTGCTCAAGCGTCAACATGCGCACACAGGGGCCGCTTGCACGGCTCCGCTCCAGGCTTAGGCGGCAGCGCCTTTGCCCTGCAGCGCTTTGATGGCTGCAGTGTCCTGCAGGACGATGCCAAAGCGCAGGAAGGCCAGGAAGCCGACCTGGCCGAACTCAGCGTAACGCTCAACCAGGCGTTTCAGGGTCAGGCTGCGCACGGCGCGCAAGATCAGCTCGTTGAAGTCGCCGGCAAACATAAATTTCTTGCCGGCGGCGATGTCGGCAATCGCCTGATCGATCACGTATTGCTGTTTCAGGATGGTCGCCGGGCGGTCGCTGTCGATACCTGGCAGCCACAGAGGACGGTTATTGCCGTCGACCATTTCTTCCATGGCCTGACAAGTCTTGTCGTTGAAGGCCAGGCGGAATTTAGGGGCCGCACGATAGGCCGGATCGACCGAGTGAATCAGGCCGTTGACTTCCTGCCAGGTGAACTTGGCTGCACTGGCCGTCACGCTACCCACGCTTACGGCCGCCTCCAGGCCTTTAGGCTGGGCCGGCGCATTATCCGTCTCCGCTGCGCCAGTGCCTTGCACGATCAGGCGGTTACGGGTGCGACCACAGCGCTTGCTGATGCGGCCGGCCAGGAAGGCTTCCATGTCGATACCGGAGTCCTGCAGCAGCTGCTCGGATACGCGGATGATTTTCGAACTGATGGTGTGGGAGCCCAGCGTGCCCATACCAAACTCAACATCCTTTTCGGTGGCCTGCTTGTTCTCGCCGATCAGCTCGCCCTCTTCCTCGCCGCCGTTGCTCACAGCCCAGGCGATAGGCGCGCCATTGTCGGTGTTGAGCAACTGACATACGGACGCGATACCGCCGTAGGTGCTCAGGGCCTCGATCACTTTCGCCTGCAGCGTGGTAGGCACCGTATAGCCGCCGGCTTCGGGGCCTTGTACGCCTTGGGCGCGCATGGCCAATACTGCCGAGCGCTGTTCTGCAGTCAGATGCTCAGCGCCGCCGCGCAAGAACGCATCGAAGGCGCTGCGCAGTTCAGCCTGTTCACCCGTCAGCAGCTGCTGATGCTGGGTGCCTTGGTTGGCATTGCGGGCGCGCTCTTCGATAAAGGACTGATCGTTTTCGCGAAGCTCTTCTTCGCGTTCGATCTTCTCTTTCAAGGCTTTGAGGTCGACCTTCATGGCCTCCCACTTGGCACGGACCTCGCCATTCCAAGCCTCATCCCCGGTACTTTCGTGCAGGCTGCGCATTTCGCCGGATTTTTGGGCGTACAGTTCTTTCAGTTGTTGCAGTGTCATAAATCCCCCAAGGGCTTAAAGGTCGTTCAAATCAAGCAGGCGCTCTCGGGCGTCACGCTCAAATTGAGCGCGACCCTCAAGGCCTTCGTTTTTCGCCTGTTTCCAGGCGTCCAGGGAGCGCTGTGCAGCGCTTGAATCGGGATAGGCCGGGAATGACACCGGGCCCACGTCGCGCAGTTCAGCGATCTTGTAGATCGTCCGCACCACCACGCCGTCTTCTTCGTGCCAGGTGTCGCCGCCAGGGGCGACACGCATGGCGAAGCTGCTACCGCTCATGTCGCCGCGCTTCAACGGCTCGACAACAAGGTCACGAATGGTCTGCGTGTTGGGCGTGTCGATTTCGTAGGCCAGGCCACGCTGGTCTACCGAGAGGCGCAGCGTGCCACTGACCGTGCGGCCCAACAGGTAGTTGGGGTCATGGTTGAACAGCCCGCGTACGTCCTGGCCCAGCACGTCATCGAATGCACCAGGGGCGATCAGCTCAACAAAGAAACCGCCCAGCAGGTCGCTACGCTGATTAAACACAGCGCCGTAGCCGGCAATGCGCGGTGACGCATTTTGATCGCCGCCCTCTTCCGCCGGCACAGCGCGAAGCTCGCAGTGCTGCGCGGGCAGCATGCGTTTCTCAAACTCACTCATGGGGTTATTCCTTTGGCGTTACGGGTAACGGCTTGCCGTCAGCGCCCAGCAACGTGGTGTTGACGTTGAGCAACATCGAATCGAGGCCGGCCATCGGGTTCAGGTCTTCCAGCACGCGGACCTCATTGCGAGACATCCAGCCGTCTTGGATTGCGATCCGGTAGAACTCGGCGCGCTCTTTCGGAGTGCCGCGCAACAGGCCGGCCAAGTTGAACTTGATGTAGTAGCCGGCCAGGCGCTCAGCCCGGGTAAACACCCGGCGGTTCAGCTCTTCTTCCCAGTTCTTGACCCAGGGCATTACCGAGTGCCGGACGAACTGGATAGCTTGTTCGCTGATGTTGGAAAACGTGGCTTTCTCCAGATCGTTGATCATGTGAGAAGGCACGTTGAACATGCTGGCAATCTCGCTACGGGTCAGCTTGCGCGTCTCCAGAAACTGCGCATCCTCAGGCGCGATAGTCAGCGCCTTGTAGTCCAGATCCGCAGGCAACAGCAGCGTCTTGTTTTCCGACTGCTTGAGCTTGATTACCGCGCTGTTCCAGACGCTTTTAAGGCGCTCCCAACCGTCTGAAGTGAGCTTTTCCGACTTGAGCGTGACAAGCCCTGTAGGGCGGCCGCCGCCCTCGAAAAACTCCTTTCCGTAACGCACAGCAGCCAGGCCGAGGCCCACTGTTTCGGCGTTCTGCCTAATAGGACTGGTGCCCATCCGCCGCCCGGAACCAATCGCGCGCAGATGCACCATGTCCTCAGGCGCCACGGCCAACGGCATGCCATCGTCATCCTGCGTGGCGTAGATCCAGCGGTTGCCGTTCTTCACCAGGTCGGTTACCTGGGGCTCGCACATTTCCAGCGCCTGCAGCTCACCCCGGCGGTTGCGCACTAGGCGCGTAAAGCCGTTGCCCCAGCCCAGGGTGTGCGCCTGCTTGGTTTCGCGCCACTTGTAGGAGGTCTGCCACTGGTTGGGCTCATCGTGCAGAAGATAGTGCGCAGGGTGATCCGTGGCCGGCACAATCTTCCCGTCAACCTTGCGCAACACGCTTAAGGGCAGCTGCGCCATGGTGCTGGACAGCACGTAGATACAGGCATACACCGCCGTCAGCCTTTGCGCCGTTGCGGGGCTTACAGCAATACCATTACCCGCACACAGCAGCTCGCCCAGTTCCTGGCTGTTCATCTTGGTCGCGGGGTTCTCCAGGCTGCTACGGTTCTCATACATCGCGCCCAGGATCATTTCCGAACCGCCTTGATCGCGGCGACCAGCAGCAGGACGCCGCCGGCCATCAGCGCCCAACCCGGGCCGAACTGGACGTACAGCCCCGAAACAAACAGGCCAAAGCCTACCGTCCCGATCAGTTCAGGAAGCCAATTTTTCATAGGGGGCTCACATGGTTAAAAGGTCATCGTCAGTCATGCTGTCCAGAAGACTGCCGGGCGCCTGATCGGCCAGCATTGCGCGGCTCATCCCCATCAGAATGGCGACCATGCCGTCGATCTTGCGCAAGTTGCCCTTGCCTTCGTCTTCCTTCATGGGGGTCAAACAGCCTCGGTATTCCTTGGTTGTCACGTTCCCCGCCATCCACGACAGCACACCGTTTTCAGGGTGATTGAAGCGCCGCGAAACCAGCGCCGCTTCAACCTCCCGCATGGGCATATTCATGGTCTGAATGCCGCCGCCGACCTCGACCACCTCGGCGCCGTCCGCCTGCAGCTGGTGCGCCAGTTGCGTGGCGCGCCACTTGTCGTAGGCGATTTCCTGAATGTCGAACATCTCGGCCAGGTCTTTGATGTCATCGCGCACCACATCAAAGTCGGTTTCCTCACCGTCCGTGGTCAGCAGATCGCCAGACACCACCCACCCTTCGTAGGCATCCTTAAACGTGGTCGCGCGTTCTATCGCACCTTCGGGAAGGTACGACCTGCAGAACACCGTCCACACATCGCGGCCGCGCTCGTCCTTGTCCTTGAACACCAGGGCCACAGCGGTAATGTCTGACTTACTCGCCAGGTCGACCCCGATCCAGCATTTACGGCCCCGGAATTGCTCCAGGGTCAGTTCAGGATTTCCGCACGCCGCCCAGTCCGACATGTTCAACCAGGCCGACCGGGAGCTAACCCACACGTTTAAATGTTTGGTTAGATATTTGTTCAGCTGTGACGGGTAACGCTTGGCGTTCGCCTGCATGCGCAACAGGTATTCATCATCGACCGACACGCCAAAGTTCGGGTTCGCCTTGCGCAACACTTTCGGGTCTTGCCAGTCGTCCCCCTCGTCAATGGTGTAGATGATCCCGAAAAGCTCGTCGTTTTCTATGCCGCCTTCGCCCAGGGCGTGCAGCAGCATGTCCTTGACCTGACCCCGCTGGACATAACAAGGCCCGGCCAAGTTGTACCCGGCCGTAGTGATCACAAACATCAGCGGATGCTCCCGGGCACCCATGCCGGTGATCATGGTGTCGTAAAGCGCCGACGAAACGTGCTCGTGATACTCGTCGACAATGGCGCAGCTGGGCGAACTACCGTCGCCGGGATCGCCAACCAATGGTTCGAACCGGCTGCCATCATCAGGCAGAGAAAGGTTCATCACCATTATCTCGGCGCCGCATTCCTCAATCAGTTGCGGCGTGTTCTTGAGCATCCGGCTAGCCGGTCGGAATACCTCTAGCGCTTGGTATTCGGTGGTCGCACCGCAGTACACCTCGGCGCCAAACTCGCCATCCATAATGAACATGAATAGCCCGAGGCCAGCCGCAATAACGCTCTTGCCGTTTTTGCGCGGAATCTCGCAATACACTTCACGGAAGCGGCGCAGGCCATTGCGCTTGGATCGCCACCCGAAAATGCAGCAGAAGATAAATTTCTGCCACGGCTCCAGGGTGATCAGCAGTCGCTTACCGGCCCACTTGCCTTTGGTGTGCGGCAGCAACTGGATGAAGACGCAGACCCTCTCAGCTTCGGCCTTGTCGAACTTCCAGCGGTAGCCCTTCTTTGTCGACTTCGCCAGGTCGCCCAGGTGACGCCGGCAGGCAGCGCGCACCCACTTACACGCCTCAATTTTGCCCGCCACCACGTCGCGGGCGTATTTGTTCGCCGCGTTGACGTTTGGTGAGCTGGCCATAGAGGGTAGTTATCCGGCTTTGCCTCCCCGCAGTGCGGTAAAGGGGTTATCTGGTTTCTGTTCGCCACCAGGCTTAAGGCGCGCCCGGGCTGCAGGATCAAGTCCGAGCGCCCCGCCATAGGCGGCCATCTGGCGTAGCGTTTCGTTGGAGACGGTGCAGGCAGGGTTTTTGATTTCCTGCTTGGCGCCCATAACGATGATCCCGTTTTTAGTGATGTCGTCCTGGGCCTCTCGCCAGCGCTGGTAGGCCATGCAGAACGCCTCAAGGTTGTGCATGTCCGTCCCGGTCAAAATCCTGGCCTCGATCAGCCAGGGCGCGACCTGACGCCAGATGTTCTTCGCGATTTCACCGAACCAATCTGGCGGGTCGGGGACGTGGGTTAAGGCGTCGGGTGACGGTGCGTTCTTGTTCAGTTTCCGCTTGCCAGGGTTGCCCTGGATCACTTTCAAGGCGGTCGGTTTGGCGTGACGGCCCACAGGAACCCCCCAAATTTTCCAAAAGTACGAATTTTTTAATTTCGCGGTCGCGCGTAAAAGACTGGGCGAACGGTGGAGAAGGCAAAAAGCTGCAGAGATTTTGCCCGCCCCCCCTCCGTCGCGTTTTTTCGGTGCATTTTCGCTACTTGATCTCTGCGCGTTCGCCGACGCGACCTAGGCGGGCGGCGGACGCCTCCCTTTGCGTTTTGGCCTTGTGACAGTTCTCGTTTAGCGACTGCAAATTGCAAAAATCGTCACTTCCGCCCATGGATTTAGGTGTTATGTGGTCAACTTCTGATGCTGGAAGGGTGCAACCCTTGCAGTCTTCGCACTGACACAAGTAACGGTCACGCTTGAGGGCGGCCGCACGTTTCTTGCGCCACTCCCAGTCATACCCGCGCTGCTCAGCCGTTCCCCGGCCAGGCTTGGCCCAGCCACTGGCTAGGTGCGCATGCTGTTCGCAGTAGCCGCTAGGGGCCTGGGTCTTGGCCGGGCACATTGGCGAACGGCAAGGACGTTTGGCCTTTGGTGGCATTGGTGGCCGCTCCTTATTTCTGATGCACTGCACGACTGGGCACATTCGGGAACTTGATGCTGATTAATCGACATCGCGACTTGGTAGTTTGAAATCGGTGACCCTGTCAGCAATCGACCGGATCTTCTCCACACCCAAAAAGCCAACCCAGCCACCCGCGAAGGTGGCCATGCTCTGTGGTAGGCCGAAAAAATCTAGGCCGCTGATAATTGTCACGGTAAGGCCGCCACAGATCGCGCCCTCCACCAGCATCTGGCGCCGCGTGCCGCCACCGTAGGTGATACGCAGGACGGCCATAGCGCAGGACAGCGCAGCCGCATAGAGGATTGGCGAGTGCTGGCTCAACCACGCAAGCGCTATCGCCCATGTGTCTGGTTTGTCTGGCATATTCGGCATCTCAGGTTCCTCCCTCTTGGGGAGTAAGTAGATTCGGCACCAGCAGCACTCCCAGCTCGGAGCGACGGATGTGGTGGCGCCGAAAACGGAAAAGCCCCGGCAGATGCCGAGGCTCGATAAACGTAGAAAACAAAAAGCCCAGCAGTAGTTGGCTGGGCTTACGTATCAACCATGACCGTCAGAAACGACTAACTGACATAGCTGAATCAGACTCTCTCGGGATCAAATAGATACATCAAGCGATCTACCAAAGCAGCGTAGACGGGGTCAAAACGGTGAGCGTCTTTGTCCAGCATTTTGACTGACAAATTTATCGGCATTTTTTTGACTACAAACTCAAAATTTTCTTCGCTCACCGACACAGAGAACTCAAAAACCACCACCTGCCTCAGCCCGAAATGTGCATCCTGCTCGACCGTCAATGCTATAGAAAAATCTATAACACCACCGATTGAGCTGAGTTCTAAATAACTAATCTCCTGAAATGCATTTTCATCACCAACCCCAAGGCGAACATATCGCTGCTGCTCCCCTTTCGAGTCAGTCCAAGTGTGGTCCGGAACACCTAGATAACGTTCAAAACCCACAGTAAAAGCATTTGCTGCGTTGGCCATGAGATGCAGTCTGGCCTGCTGTTTAGCAAATGATGTTTTGTACTGCTGCGATAGCTCGCTATAAATGGACATCACCAACTCCTTTGTGTGAGTCGGAAACATCTCATAGTGATCATTTTTTTTCCATAAAACAGATAGCAAAAAGCCCAACTCTAAGGTTGGGCTTTGCTCGCGGAAAAACCGCAAAGTAACTGAAATTTATATATCATCCCCGGTCCTGTCAAGCAGCCTGACGACGAATATCTAAAGCCCCATCAATCCAGGCAATACCGGCCTTCCAGAGCCCACGCGTCTTCTCTTCGCCGAACTTCATTTTTTTGCCCACCTCCACCAGCGAAGTATCCCTACTGGTGTAGTACTTCATCAGGACCTTTCCGCATTCGGGGTACCGCTTCAGTAGCCGTCCCATCAGCCCATCGATCATCAGCGCGTCGTCATCGGTGATCATTGGTGACAGAACAGTGTTCTCTCGAGATGCGCAGCACGACACGCCAGAACCCAGCACGACCCAGCGGCCCCAATGCTCTAGCAGATCCTCGGCGGTACGTTCTTTAAAGCTCGGCGTGAAGGCCATTATTCAATCCCCCTTGAAGTTGCTCAAAGAAAAGCCCAGAGGGCAAAAAGGCTGGCGGCTGCCGTCGACAGCTGGAAAAGGCCATAAGCCATAAGCCCGCCCACCGTCATCCAGAATCCAACCCAAAATGCCGGAGGAACCGGCGCTACCAACCAGCGCTTGAGCCGGGGGAAAAAGATCCTTTTACCCATTTTCAAACCTCGCCCTTAACAAATTGTGGTTCTGGCTCGCAGGCCCCGCCGTTCAAGGCGCCTACGAGGTTTTGCGAATCTTCATATCTAACGCCTGTCTGCTCGTGAATCGCCTTGAAGCCACGTTCATCTAACCAGTCATGCCACTTCACCAATGCCAGGCGGCGCTGCTCTTTGGCCTGGGTGTTGATGTAGGTGGAGGCGATTTTGCCCAGCGAGTGGTTGAGCAGCATCTCGCCGATATGTCCGTCGACGCCGAGGTCAGTCCAGGCGGTGCGGGCCACCTTGCGCAAGTCGTGACTGGTCCAGGCGCCCTGCCCTAACCGGGTGAACACGGCACTGGCTTGGTTATCACTCAGCGGCTTGCCACGGCGCGACGGGAACAGGAAAGCCCCCTCATATCCCTGGGCGGCCTGGCGGTCACGGTAACGACGCAGCAGCCCGTACACCTGATCGGTCAGCGGCACGCGCAGCTCAGTTTTCGTCTTGGTGTGCTCGGCCGGCAGGAACCACTCGCGCTCTGTCAGCGCAATGTCGGCCCAACGGGCCTGACGGGTCTCGCCGATCCGGGTGCCGTGGCACAGCATCATCAAGGCCAGCACGGCGTCACCCGGTGCACTGTCGAAGCGCTCAGCCAGCAGTGCCACCAACTCAGGCAACTGAACATCACGCAGGCGTGCGGCCTTAGGCTGGATGCGCGCCGTGGTGAAGTTGCTGAACTTGAGCTCGGCCATCGGATTTAAGGAGATCAGGTCCAGTTTGCGCGCCTGGCGGAAGGCCATGGCGACGAGGCGAAACAGCTGCTGCACATACGACAGCGACAGTTCGGCCTGGGCCGGCCACATCAACAGCTTGTCCAAGGTCTGGGCGTTGACGTCGTTGAGCAGCAGGTCATTCAGTCGCGGCTTGAGCTGGCAACTGATCGCAGACTTGATAGCAGCACGGCGCTTCTCGGACAGTGCCCTCGACTTGGCCATGCGCTCACCGAACCAGTCGAGCAGCTCACCCACGGTCAGCCAGCCCGAGACACTGGCCGCGCCGTCAGCCGCCACACGCAGGCGCACCGCCGGCAGCGCCGCGACCACCTGCTTGCTGCTCAGGTCGGGGAAGTGCCCGATAAGGTGCCATTGGCGCTTGTGGAGCAAGTACCAAGAGCCACGCGTGCGGTTCTTCGCAAATCGAAAATGCAGCGCCGGGTGACTGGCGTCCCGAAGGTCGCGCACATGTTCAAGCTTGGCATTGCGCGCGATCTCGGCATCCGACAGCTTCACCGTGAGGGTTTGGATTTGCGTATTCAAAACGTGCCCTCCTCTGGATCAAGAAGGTCGACAACCTCATACGTAGACGGCCACATCGAACCACCGTATCGAATGGCCATGGCCTTATCGAAAAACAGCGCCAGTGCATGGTCTGGCGTGCTCCCCAGTTCTATCTTGGAGGAGCAGCAAAACACCGCGTAGCGGTATAACTCAGGAGCGGGAACGGCAAGGCGTGATTCAGCCATCAGAATTTTTCCTTGTTGTAGCGATCAGCCATGCTGGTGACTTTTGTTGGTTTGAAAGGCTCAACCCAGCCAGCCGCGAGCTGTTCGAATCGGCTGTACTGACCCAGGAAGGCGGCGCGGACCGTGCCACCGGCGATATCTCGGCCTTTGCCAATGATGATTTCGGCAATGCCCTTCGCTTCGGAGTGTTCGTGGTAGACCTCGTCGCGATACACGAACAGGATGATGTCGGCGTCTTGCTCAATGGCGCCGGATTCGCGCAGGTCAGAACAAAGCGGGCGTTTGTTCGGACGCTCTTCGCATTTGCGGGAGAGCTGGCTGAGCAGAATCACCGGGACGCCCAGCTCGCGAGCCATAAGCTTCGCGGTGCGCGTCATGTGGCTGACTTCCTGCTCACGGCTGGACGTGCGCGAGTCGGACTCCACCAATTGCAGATAGTCGATGACAATGAGGTCCAAGCCATACCGACGCTTATGGCGGCGAGCGGCCGAGCGCAGTCGATTCATCGACATCGACGCCCGATCCGACAGGAACAGGTTCGACTTTTTGAGCTTGCTGGCGGCACTCATCAGCTCGGCGCCGTGGGTGTTTGGGGCCTTGCCATTTTTGATCAACTGCAAAGGCACACGCCCTTCGGACGCCATGAAGCGATCCATCAGGCCCGTGTTATCCATTTCCAGGCTGAACGCCATCACGCTTTTGCCATCACGGATAGCCGCGTGAGACGCGATATTCATGGCGAGCGTGGTTTTGCCCATGGCCGGGCGGCCAGCAATGATGATCAGTTGGCCAGGCTTGAGGCCTTGCAGCTTCTCGTCCAAATCAGGAATGCCCGTGGACAAGCCGTCAATTTCATCGCCTCGATCCGCCCGAGCTTGTAGCACCTCGATGTAGTCGTTGAGGAAGTCCTCAGCCTTGACCACCTCGGATGTTGCCGACTGGCTGTCGATGGCGTGGGACTCAGCCTGTACCGCTGCAACCTTGTCAGCCGCTGGCTGGTCCCCGTAGGCGATGTCATTGATCCGCACGCTCAGTTCGATGATCGACCTATCCAGGCTTCGCTCACGAACAGTTGCGGCGTAGGAAGCGGCGTTTGCAACACTGGGCGTATTGCGGGCAATTTCTGCGGCGTAGGCAAACGAACTCGCACCACCAGGCAGATCCCCCACATAAACCCCGACGGTCACGATATCGACGGGATGACCATCGCCGTGCAAGGCCAAAATCCCGCGATACAGCTCGGCGTTGTCCTCGTAGTAAAAGTCCTCGGGCACCAGATCGGCGGCCAGTATGTCGATCAGCTCAGGGCGCAGGAACATCGCCCCCAGCACACCGTGTTCGGCTTCCAGGCTGTAGGGATCACGCATTGTAATTACCCTCAACGACCTTCACGAAGTTGCTCGGGGCAATCAGCCAATCGAAGTTGCAGCGGAAGGGATTGCCGCCAGCGGTCGAAACCTTACCCATCAAAAAGTCGCTGGAGCGCACTAAGGCGAAGTACTCGGCCCAGAAACTGAGATCCTGATGAACATCGCTTTCGTTCCAACGTGCGCTGACCTTGGCAATCCGATCCTTCGTCAACAACATGACCCGGGGAAACTCCGGGATCGCTGCGTTGAACAAATCGACGATTGCCTGGGTTGGGCATTTCGGCTTCGAAATTTTCGTTGGTTGCTCGGCGCCAACAAGAGGTGACGGTTCACTTGATGGTTCTATTACGGTTCTGGGTGCGGCTGCTGCGGGGGTTTGTGTCGTGAGCTGCGGGGGTGGTGGTGCATCTGCTGCGGGGTGCGCCAGTTGCGGGGGTGCATAAGATGCGGGGGTTAGGGTGTAGATCGTCGAGCGTCCCATCCGCTCCCTTACAGACAAGATGCCCACTTGTCCAAGCCACTTTATGGCCGCCTGAACAGTCCTTTCAGCGAGGCAAGTCCGCTCAGAGATACGAGCGACCGAGGGCCAGCAAACACCCTCGTCATTTGCATTATCAGCCAGCGATATCAGGACAGCTTTCTGCGGGCCACTCATACCTTGCAAAGGCCAGCACAGGCTCATGATGATGGTGCTCATGCGGAAACATCCTGGGCAGGAGCCAGGGACGCCTTCAATTCATTGAGGCATTCCCGGCGGTATTTGATTTTTGACGCGAGCGAGTACTGACCGCCAATCATGAGGGCAGCATTCATCGCGGCGGATTGATTAATGGTGAGGTGTCGAGACACCTTTTCAGGCTGGCCGATAAGTGTCGCGACATCCCCATAACTATTGACTGCGGGGGCGTTGTTGGTCATTATTCACCTCGTTCTAAAGCTGTACCGAACCGCCCTGCCAGGCGGTTTTTTTATGCCTGTAATTCAGGCGTTATAGGTGTCCGGCGCATCCGTGGTAGCTTTTTGCTTCCCAACGAAAAGGCCTTGGAGGCCGGACATGACAAACGAAAGAATTCCAACGATTAGCCGAGAGAAGCTGCTGAGGGAATTGAGTGAACTGCCCGAGGGCGCCGAGATCAGCTTTTCGGGGCTACGCTTTGTTCAGTTCCGGCAGTCCCAACAAAGCCCTCCAAGATTTCAGATCGTGTTTGATCCACAGGTGTACCGAACGGCGGCAGGCGAAGTGGTGGTTGATAACCCTGAATGAGGTGATACGCGATTTGGCATGCCTCATCTGCGGAGCGAGCTGGCCCTGTCGAAACAACTCTGCCTCCAACTCGAGTAAGCACACCGAATCCGTCTTGCCCGCCCAGGCCTGAAGTGATCAATACGGTGATACGGCGTTGTCCGCGCAAGGCTTCGGCCTTTGCGTACAACGTCTTTGCTTGCGCCTCCAATCGCTCAGCCTCGTAGATAGCCATCACGTAACCATCCGCCTGGACGTCAATCGCACCGACCATTACCTCGCCCTCGTTTTGATAGTTCATCGTTCAGCTCACTCGTATTTGTTGTTCAAGCAGCTTTCAGCGATTCACGCAGAACATGCAGCGCTTCGATTGCCTCAAGGATTGCTTTCTCGCCCTGGGCTTTTTCGTGCTGGCTGATGTGGTTGTCAGCCGCTGCATCGAAAATCAATCGACCAACATCACCGCACTCGGCGGACAGAAGTCCCAGCGCAGCCATCAGCGGTTTGGCTGCCGGCTTTTCACGAGCCACCAGCTCGAAGCCAAACCGATCAGCAAGCGAAATCAGCGGGCGCATGTCGGCTGTATGCAGCAGAACGCCGAACAGATGCTCGATAGTCAGGTGATGAGCTGCGTTATCCGGGTTCGAGCGCTGCAGCAGGCTGACGTGTGCCAAGCACATTTTCGCGGCCAGTTGCTCTGCCCCACTTTCCTTGATGGTGGTGTGGCAAGCCCTCAAGAAATCTTCCATTCGTAAAACCTCAAATTTGTTTCCGTGGCGCCCTGCCAGTGCGTGGGCGAAACTTTGTTCATGGAACGGGGGGACAGGGATGTCAGGCTGCTTCTACGGCCTGCTGCTTAGTGCCACGCACATAAGCCCAATCAATGTCTGGGCGCAGTTGTTCGCAGGTGACCTGGCCCTGACTCTCCCGCTCAATGTTGATTGCGAGGGATGCGCTTGGCCGGCGATTGCCGTATGCAACCTGCTTGAGTTGGCCTGGGCTGGTATCGCAAGCCGTTGCGAATGCCAGCAAGGCCTCGTTTTCGAACGGCTTCAGAAATTCGTGCAGGTTCATATGCACCTCCTTTAACAATCACAAGATTAGCGTTTGCTAATGCTACAGGCAATAGCAATCCGTAATTTACTGTTTGCTAACTGGAAGCGATGATTCAGAAATGGATATCAACAAACTCAGAGTCGAGGCTTTGCGGGCGATCATGGCCGGCGCCTCGCAAAAAGAATTCGCAGACCGTCACAACCTTGACGCTTCTTACCTTTCCCAGATTTTGAATGGGCATAGAGGGCTGGGTGACAAGGCGGCGAAAAACCTAGAGGAGAAAATAGGCCTGCCGTCTGGCTCTCTGATCACCCCCTCCCTGCCGGCCGATGGCAAAAATGCTGCGTTGCGAGTTAGCACAGCCGCAGATGCTGCGCGCCTGATGCTCTCCAAGCTCGGCAACCGCCTTCCAGAAAGCGCGCGGAGTGAGCTTCTCGCCGTTGCCGAAGCCACTGACGCGGGGGCCAGTAACGTCGTTTCAGTCGACTTTTCAGGTCTGCGCGCCAAACCCGACGAAATCCTGATTCCTCAGTACGACGTTCGCGGCGCCATGGGTCACGGCCAGCTACCCGATGACTACAACGAGGCGATCCGCAACTTGGTAGTTCGCGAGGAAGTGCTGCGCGAGAAAGGCGTCACCTACACCTCTTCTTCTGCTTTGGCGATGATCACCGGCTGGGGTCAAAGCATGGAAGGCACAATCAACGACAAGGATCCTGTGATCGTTGATCGGGGCGTTACCGAGTTTGTAGGAGAAGGTGTGTACGTCGTCACCTGGCATGAATTGCTTTACATCAAGAGATTGCAGATGAAGGACGCAGAGCACTTCTGGCTGATTTCAGACAACAAGAGCAACAAAGATTTGGAGGCTCACGTCGACGACGTAACTATCCATGCCAAGGTTTTGTTGGTCTGGAATGCTCGAAAACTTTGACATGCCATTTAATAGAATGGGATTCGTCTACTGGTTAGCTAGGTCGCAGGGTCGATACATCGAGACCATATATCTAGCCTCAGGAGAAATAAAAAACATATCATTCTTTAAGCCTAGCTTATGCAGCTAAAGTATAATTTTTTTGAAAGGATTCGAAATTGAAAATAAATTGGCATAGAAAGCTAGGCCCCTGGGGGCGCGATGTCTTTCTAATAGAAAAATATCTCTATGGTTCGAATATCGTATTGCTTGGTAGAACACTTTTAACATCACCAGCCTCCCTCAGTTTTTTTGAAAAAGAATATACTAATTTTTTTAGCTTCATCGCTAAACTGGAAGACATATCTAAAACCTCCAGAATCCTAATAGACATGAATAATGTTTATGAAGTTAAAACTGCCGCGCTACTGGTGCTGTATTCAACAATTGAAGTAATACAGCTTAGGACCGGTGACAAGGACATAATTAAGTTTACGTGCTGCAAGGACAAGCGCGTATCTGTTTCATTGTGGCAGGCTGGCTTCTGGGAAATGACAAACCAAAGCAATCTAATGCCTAAATACAGAAGCCTTAAAAAAGAACTCGAGATATGCACTGCATCACTAGCAGCGACGAAGGCTGGTGACGAAACAGAACTACGTAAAGTTGTGGAATACGCGCAATCTACTGTTCTTGAGGCTGGATTAGATGATGAGTCAGATTTGCTCGCGTACAACGCAATCACCGAGTCAGTAAGTAATGTGTGGCAACACGCTTACGATGAAGTTTTTTTTGAAAATGGAATCAACAGTGAGTTAGCGCATTGGTGGATCAATGTTGAACGCATTGAAGACCAGTTTTTTATCGTCGTTTATGATAGAGGCGCAGGGATTCCTTACACGCTACAGAAAAAATCCTGGTACAAGATCGCGCTTGTAGATGCTCAAGGAAAGATCCATGAGGTACCCGCTGACGCGTTGAGCATAAAGCTTGCTGTGGAGTATGGTAAATCAAGATTTAAAAATGATAATCGAGGTAAGGGATTATCCGAAGCTAAAGAGTTCGTGCAATCCAACCCAATGGGAACCATGCTAATCTACAGCGGCTATGGAGATTTCGCCTTTCACAGCGAAACTGATACCACGCAGCTTCGGGAACTGCCGACGCGGTTTCCAGGAACATTGATACAGTGGAATCTAAAACTGGAGACGAAAAAATGAGCGGGTCCCACACCATTTTTGTCGCTACCGAATTTGGCGATATGCCTCACGGGCGAAACGGTAAAGATGGCCAGCTTAACGGCGAAAAGTTCCGTAAAGAATATCTTTTGCCTGCGCTCGATAAATACGACACCGTACTAGTCGATTTCGACGGAGCCAAGGGATGCGGGTCTTCATTTGCTGATGAATCTTTTGCTGGCCTTATAGATCACGAAGGTTGGAAGAAAGAGGATGTAATTAATCGCATAACCTACAAATTCAGATTCAAGAGCGTAATAAAAAATATATACCGATATATAGATGAAGCAGAGGAACGGAGGCTCAAAAAATGCTAAAAACCTTATCGGAGCTTTCACAAGCGGGATTGTTCACGGCCGCATTTGCATTAATCGGCTGGGTTTTCGTTTACTTGAATTCTCGATCGCTAGCAAAGCAAAGTGAAGTAAACACTATAAGCGCATCCATTGAGAAAATGCTTCAAGAAGTAGCTGACGAGAACAATAAATTCTGGAGAGATACTGCGCTCTCATTTGACGACAATGCAAAACCTCGACTATTCAATGCATTTATTAATTTCAGATGCGACTTCATCGAAGAAAAAATCCAATTCCTGAATAAGAAATGTGAGTCGCATTTTTTAGACATCGACCATAACAAGTTCGAAGATTGCATAATTGACCTTATTGCGCAAATCCGAGACCGGTCTACTTTCAATTCTGAAATGGCAAAAGAGGTGGAAGACAAAGTAGCTCGGGTATTGGAAATCAACTATTTGAGCATGATGCTGTACACTAATATTTACGACTTTTTAAGAACCCGCTACATGTCGGGAGACACCTTTACAAAGTCCACCTATTAGCCGATTAGCACCCGCAGCTTTGATCCTTTATTATCATTAGCCCGCCAATAGCGGGCTTTACTGCGTATTAAAAGGGTGCGGGCTCGGAGATGACCTCCAAGAACTCCGACTCAATCACTCGATCTTCATCCGACAGGGCATCCCATTTGAGCGTGACGGTTCCGTCATCATTGAAAGTCATGTCGATACCCTCCGTCTCAGCCAGCACTTCAAGCACCTCCTCCCACTCCCTATCCCCGTCCGTGTCCAAGCGATGGATCATCACCCACCGCTGAATCTGCGCGACCGGATGATTGATCATGGATGACACCCTGATCCCTAAGCGCTCAACACCGGACATCTCCTGGCGCTCGGCGCGCGCTCCTTTCTTCGTCCCACCCATTCTCCAACTCCAAATAACTGTATATACGTACAGGTTTTTGTCGAGCATACCCCAGCGTTACAGAAATGTAATCAGCATTTGGAGCTACTCGCGCCGAGCCAAGCAGATTTAGCAAATTACAGATATTTAGCATTTGCTATTGATTCAAAGATTAGCATTTGCTAAATTACGTCCGTCGCAGCATCGCACAGCCACTGCGAAGTGGCCTCACAGCCCGACGCTCTTTAACAGCCAGCGCAATACAGAAATACCAACAGACCGCATTGCCTCTACCGGCGACCGGCGAGCAGACAGGCCCGAAAGCCTGCCAACGACAGGGAAAACCCTGTACGGCTGATCGATGGTGAAACGCCATAACTGAGTGAGCGACCCGGCAAGCAATGCGCCCCGCGAATCCCAGCGGCAGAAGGGAGAGACAACGAATCGAATTAGCGGTCCCGATAGCCTCGGCTGGGAACGCCGGACCTCATGCACCCTACCCCACTCAATCGGGCGTTCAGAGCTGTAGCGTGCATGTTGTAAGGACCTGTGATCCATGGTGAACAGACGCTGTTTGACACTTTGAGGAGGAAGCTCGCCGCCCACCCACGAAGACGACCGGCCAGCCCTGCAATCAGCAGCGGGCAACGGGCCACACCGCTGACGCAATACCCCGGTCTGACGCCAGTAGCGTGACCGGGCTTTTTTACGCCTGCCTTTATCCGTCAGCACCCGCCCCTGGGCCCACCGGCACAGACCAGGCGGTCAGGTTGCTGACGAATAAACACAAACCGCTCCGAGGGATCAGCCATGCATCCATCATTTCAAGAACGCATCGACGAACTCGGTGTGCTGCTGCAACAAACCAACGCCGCGCGAGCCGCGTTCTTCAGTCGCACTGATCGACCCATGCCGAAAAAACCGGTGCGCTACCAGGTAACAGGCGAAAGCGTCGGCATGTTCCAGATCGTTGACCTCACCACTGGCAAGACTCGCGCCTTCCGCCAGGCCTATAAGGCTGCTCACGACCTCGCAATGCAGTTCGAAGCAGCATCCTAGTGTGCACCATTGATCGCACAAGAGAACGACCTCAAGTTCGCTGACACTCCATGAGTCGCATCAGCAAGATCACCGCCGCGCGGCGCCGGCCGACATGGTTGGCTATCCAGGCAAGTGGAATCGAAGAGGTAGGCCATGGCCAAGGACAACGCGCAGATCCAGCGGGACAAGCGCGCGAAAGAGAAGGCGCTGCTCGAACGGATCGGCGCCGAGAAGCGAACGCTGAGTGTCTCGAAAGCGCTCGATGATGCCCTTCAAGTTCTGGGCGAACGCCACGACTTTGAGGAGTGGCAGGAAACACTCTCGACGCTCCTGATCAACCTGGCAACAGCACCAGCCGAAGAATCCGCCCGCTTTGTCAGCATGTCGCGACCGGTTTTCGAAGTAACCGAAAAGCAGTCGCGACAACTTGAAAAGTTTGCTAAGACAGGTATAGAGCCTTAGCTAACCGACTTTCGATTCAAGAAAGATCGAATGTCACCTGACCTGGGGCTGATCGGCAAATTTTGATCATGCTGTCCACCATGTACTTTTGACTTTTGATGGTCAAATGACCGCCATTCCCCTTCATGGCTTGTGCGATCTTGACCACGCTGTCGACCATGTAGCCCTCACCGATTACCAAGCTGCCTCCTGCTGCGGCTACTTTCAGTAACGAATCAACCATGTGTGCCATTTTCAGCTCCTTTATCCGGCTCCATGCCGGTCACCCGTAGTACCCCATATCAACGAATCACGCCAGCCTGTGAGGTAGGCGCCAAAGGTTGGTTTTTCGGAGTGGCTGCCCAAGCAGTAAAGTCAGGCAGCTTGATCTGTTTACTCGGAGATACCAGACAACCGTTTCCCCTCGGCAACCTTGGTATGTGCCTTGTCGATCTCATGAACAGCACCGGCCGCGCGTTCGTCGCCATTTAAGGACTCACTCGGATATAGCGAGATCAAATCTTTCGCACGCACCGCAAGACCTTTCAGTTCAAGTCCCTGCTGATCGGCAGCCGCAAGAACACCAATAAGCGCAATCTCCAGCGCACCTTCCCGATTTGTCGCCATCACCATCTCCTTTCCGGCGATATGCCGGGCAGAACACAAATAAACCAAATTGAGCAATCACGCCAGTCGGCGAGGATCCCTTATGTCCGCACAACAGAAGAACCCCCCTTCGATTTCAAAACCCAATACGGACTCGGCTTCAACCCTCAGGACGATGAGATCGTTGTCGACTTATTCTGTGGTCGTGGCGGTGCCGGTGCAGCGTCAGCCCGCCGCCGATGGCGGCCCTGGCCAGGGCCAACGGCCCTTGGCGCGCCGAAGAACGCCAGGCGCGCGCGGCATAAGCCATAAAAAATGCCCGGACCAAATCCGGTCTAGCAGACTTCTATAAAATATTAGAGGTTGACTATTGCTCTTCAAAATCAGAATAGGATTGAAGCACATGCTTTCTGGCTTCTAACTCACCTAACTTATCTAAAGCACCAAGAGATGTGTGTAGAGAGAAGTAAACTATCAAAGCGGAAATATTAAATCTAACACGGGGAACATTAGACCTAAACTCATCAAATACATCTGCAAGCTCAAGCTTTTTACACATATCAATTATGTCAGGATTAGAGAAGCTAAGCCCTTCCAGCGCCTTATGAGCAAATTTGTTTCTGATTTTTATCAGACGAGAAAATTCATCACGCTCTCTTCTAGAGATAGCGCCTATTAGGAAAGCATTGCTCACAGTGGTTGAAAGCCTGCCAAGCGGCGCAATGGATCGTAGCTCTTCATTGCTACACACAGGCAGGCGATGCTTTACCGTTTCAATCAATAAATCTTCCAACACACAAAGGACAAGCACCGCACAACCACGATCTGACTCACCCTTAAACTCATCAATAAAACTAGTTATCTTTCTTCGATCTTCTCCAAAAATCATCGCCCCTCCATTTTAAACCGATTATCCATTCATACAAAATCGCTACTTATTAACCCATTTAATCAAGACTGCCGCTATAGCGGCAAGGACGAAGTCATGCGTGAAATAAAGGAACGCCCCATCCTATTCTCGGCGCCGATGGTGCGCGCCATCCTGGAAGGCCGGAAAACGGTCACACGCCGGGCATTGAAAGGTCTCCACATCCCTACCGAGGACACCGCCATTCCAATTGGCGATCGTCAGCGCTGGAGCGCAATAGGCCAGCGAGACCCGCGCTATGGCTTCTGCGTATTTGGATCGACCGAAGCAGAGTGCGCAAAGGAACTGGAAGAGTACGCACCTTGCCCATATGGGCGACGCGGCGATCGGCTGTGGGTGCGCGAGACATTCATTGATCTGCGCGGCACCGGCGTCGAGCATCGCCCAGACCCAGACGGGCCGCTCCAGCGCTACGCCTACGCTGCCGACTGCCGTCCTGGATCACACAGTGACGAGGCAAGGAAGGACTTCGGTTTGAAGTACAAACCCAGCATCCACATGCCACGGGCAGCCTGCCGCATCCTACTGGAGATCACCAACGTCCGCGTCGAGCGGTTGCAAGACATCAGCCGCGCAGATATCCGGGCGGAAGGCCTGCAGTGTCCGCCGGAGCTGGCAAGCGATGACGTTTCACCGAATTACCGAGACTGGTACCCGGCGGCTTGGAGGGAGATGTGGGAGTCCACCGGCGGCAACTGGGACTCCAACCCATGGGTCTGGGTGGTTGAGTTCAAGCGGGTGACGCCATGATCGCCACCCTCTGGCTCGCCTACGTATTCATCTATCTATAACCCTCACCTTCTGCCGCCCAGCGCTGCAAGGACACTCCATGGAAAAGCAAAGTGAAACACTCGCCGAGGAAGAACTGGCGGCAATCACCGGCTACATCATCCCATCCGGCCAAATTGCTTGGCTCAACCGAAACGGGTGGAAGTACGTGCTGACCAGAGCGCGCCGGCCAGTTGTTGGCCGGGTCTATGCCCGAATGAAACTGGCAGGTGTGAAACCATCAGCAGAAAACGTTGCGATCGAAGCCTGGTCGCTGGACTTGTCACGGATAGGATGAAGAAATGCGAGCGAAAAAGGCGGCAAACAGGGACCTGCCGCCGCGAATGATTAGGCGTGTGCGCACGCTGAAAGGCGGTAAAGAGTGGGTTGGGTACTACTACGACGGGAGAAATGAAGACGGGAAGCGGGTGGAGATCCCGCTCGGAGGTGACTTGGATATCGCCAAGGCTGAATGGGCAAAGCTTGACTGCAAGCAAGTTCCGAAAAAGAACGCACTTCTGGCTCAGGTGTTTGATCGGTACGAGCGGGAGATCATCCCGGGCAAGGCACCCAAGACGCAGAGCGACAACCGGCTGAGCCTGAAGCAACTGCGCAAAGCATTCAGCGATGCGCCAATTGATGCAGTAACACCGCAGATCATCGCGCAGTATCGAGATGGCCGAACAGCGAAGGTACGAGCCAACCGGGAGATCTCACTGCTGTCGCACATCTACAACATCGCGCGGGAGTGGGGCATCACCGAGAGCAACCCGGCCGCCGGCGTCCGGAAGAACAAGGAAGTGCCCCGGGACTTTTACGCAACCGAGGAAATCTGGGGCGCCGTGTATGCGGTCGCCGCCTCGGAGCTGCGCGACGCCATGGACCTGGCTTATTTAACCGGGCAGCGCCCAGCAGACGTGCTGTCGATGCGGGAAGCGGACGCGGTTAACGAGTTCCTGCAGGTGTCCCAGGGCAAGACGTCCAAAAAGCTACGAATCCGCCTGACTGCGGCCGGTGTCCTGAATAACTTGGGCGCGCTGGTGGAACGGTTGATAGCGCAGAGGCGTTCCCGCGGGGTGCGAACCCCATACCTGATCATCACTAAAGACGGCAGACAGGTGACCAAGCCGATGCTACGTCTGCGCTTTGATGACGCCAGGGACCGGGCTATCGCTATAGCCAAAGAACAGGGAGACGGGTCGCTTGCTGCAAACATCCGACAGTTCCAGTTCCGCGACATCCGCCCGAAAGCCGCAAGCGAGATCCTCGACCTGGGCGATGCTAGTCGCCTGCTGGGGCACACCGACAAGCGGATAACCGAGACGGTTTATAGGCGTGTGGGTGAGATCGTTAAGCCGACCCGCTGACTCCCAAATTTTGCGGAGTTGCGGAAACTGCCTGAAATGATGCGGAAACGATTAGTTGTTTCACTATCAGCATTCCTGAGGGCCAGAATCGCAAAAGCCCCGCATTGCGGGGCTTTCGTTTGAATCTTGGCGGGAAACCAGGGATTCGAACCCTGGGAACGCTATTAACGTTCGCCGGTTTTCAAGACCGGTGCATTCAACCACTCTGCCAATTTCCCTTGTGCATCACAGGATTA